GTTTCAATGTCGCCTAAATCAGATAAAGCAAAATTGGGACAATTGTTTTCTCTGTTTGTCTGACTTCTAGTCATGTATGGTTCTTCACCTTTTGGATGATTACTACACCCAAACCAATCTCCTAAGTCAAAGCAGAAAGCACAATATCTACAATACTGTTTCATTTTCTTTTCCTTAAAATTCATAGTCTGTAAAAGTTATCTGTTTATCCAGTACACCGCTACATACATATACGCTTTGGAAATTCGGTGCATTTAACGCTCCTTTATCCTTATGTATGAATCTCATTCTTCCTTTAGGAACTAAGATTTCAACTTCATTGTGTCTGAATATTTCCGCTCTTTTCTTTGAATCAAATAGTCCATTAAAATTCATTATCAATGCAAACGGTACTTTCATTTCATAAAGCCTTTGAAATATTGCGTCCCTTTTTGAGAATGGCGGATTGCTTACAACAATATCGCCTTGCGGTTCTGTATAATCAAAAAAGTCTTGACCTGTGTCTATATGTCCATAAACGACTTCATAGCCTAATGCTTTAAATGTTTTTACAAATTCGCTTTCGGCAGTATCGAAAGGACACCATATTTTCTTGTACCCCCCCCCGCTTATGTACGGCACGATCATATCCACCGACTTCTTTGTCGTGTAATATTCATCACCGTTTTTGCTTACTTTTATATCTTTTGAAATATTGTTTACCATTCAATCTCCTTGTTGATTCCTTTTTCTTTCTGCTCTGGAACAGTAATCATCTTCTCCGATGCCGTGTCCGAATTTGTGACACCAACAATAACCGTCAAAATGTTTACAATCTTTACATCTAATTAATTCAATGTATTCTTTCGCCATATTCAAACCTCAAAATAAAGTCAACTGTTCATATCCTGTTTTCTTTTCTTCTTGTGGATTTTCGCATATATCTACAATGTGTTCACAAAGTTCAACTGGTATTTTTGCCTTATCTTTTGCGGTCTTTAATCTTTGGATTCCTCTTTGAGAACCTCTTGGTGCTGATTCGTGGCATTTATCACCGTTCTTGCATGGTGGTTTAAACTGTGGGTTTGGATGATTCGTCCATATATCGGTAGGTTTCATATATGATTCTCCATATTGACAATAAGTAACCGTATATCGTGGTAAATCTTTCATCCAATACATAACTCGCATTCCACCTCTAGGGTTTTCTATAAACCAGTACTTAGGTTTGAGTTCTCGGATCAAATCAAGCACATGTTGGTCTGTCATATCGCAAAACTTAGCGTATTCTGTAATCGGTGTAAGACTTCCTGTTTTTTCTTTTCTTCGGTGCTTACTAATTGCAGCGACTGAAAATGTCGTACAATCTGGGCTTGCCCATATGACATCTGGCTTTCCAAATCGTTCCAGAATATCCTTTGCGGTTATTTTAGATATGTCCTCGTACCAATCTATGTTTTCAAAGTGTTTATCCCATTCAATCGAATAAACCTCGTGACCACGCTTTTCAAAGGCTTTTCCTATGCTCCTAGTTCCGGCAAAGAGTTCTAGGACTTTCATATTTTTCTCCTGTTTCATGATTGATAACATCTATGATTTTCTTCTTTGCCGTTTCTAGGTTTGTTGATTCTTCTAAAATTTGAATGATTTCTAAATCTTCTTTTAAAAGATAAGAATTAGTGTATTGTGTGTATTTTGCTTCTTCATATACATATTCGTTGTCTTGGATATATTGATAGGCTTCTTCTTGGCTTTCTGCTTCTACTTCATATTCATTTTGAATAAGTGTAGAAACGATTACTTTGTATCTATCCATTTAATCTCCATCCAATATAAACTCTCTAATAAATCTGTTAGCATATTCTGGTGTGATTTCTGACCTTGTTTTCTGCCTGTCATTTCCACCTTTTATATCTATATATCTCTTTGGCTTTCGTACTATTTGTGGCTCAAAGATGAAATTGTTTTTCGGATCACAATTAATAAACCAATATTGTGTTGGCTTTTTCATCCAATCTCCACGTTCTGTTCTGTCATGGTCTACAAACTTAGGCTTGATACACCAATATGTTGTTAAATAATGCGGTGGTGTGACAGGATTTTCGATGATTAAAGGAATATCTTTATCAAGGCAAACAATAACCATTTTTGTTAGACAGGTGTAATTTTCGTGTAGTTCCTCGTGTCGTTCGATTACATATTCAAGTTTTCTCCGAACGGTCCAGCCCTTTTGTTGTGCGGCGCAGCCTTTAAACCATAGTGCGTTATGCTCTTGGAATAGCGTACAAGGGAAGAACGCTAAGATAACATCATCTTTTTTAATGTTGTCAAAAACGCTCTTACTACCTTCATACGCTAGTTCGATTTCATTAAATAAATCTATCTGATAGTCTGTCTGCCCATAATCATTTAGAATGTCGTAATCAAAAGCATTGAAACCTAACTTTTTAAATTCATTTTTGAAAGTTCCTGACTGTTCAAAGAAACAATGGTACGTTACATCACTTGCAATTCGTTCGTCCATGTAACCATCTTTCCTTTCAAAAATTCAGTATCTGCATCGGTATAAATCTTTACTGGATTTCCCCATTTCTCATGGATATATGATGCTACTTTGTTGTATTCCTCGTAATCTTTCGGATTGCAATGGTATTGCATTCTATCTCTTATGTCTTTTGGCACTTCATCCCATATCACACGTTCCGAAAAATCATCATCGTAATAAATTGGTTCGGTGCTATATCCAAAACGTTTATGCCATACATCGATTGTCTGTATCTGTTGTAAAGGCGGTAATTTTACTTTTACTTCTGCAATGGTAGGCATGTATTTATTTTCCAGTACCCACTTATTAATCACATTGACTACCTTTTTATACGGCTCATCTTTAAAAGCGTTTTCCCATAGTCTTAGCATTAGTACCTGTTCATCTGTACTTAAATCTTTAAAATGGTAAGGATAGTAGACCTTCAACATCTTCAGAATCATTGCCGTTTCCTGTTGTGTCATGGATGGTCACACTCCCTTCTAGCACTTGTCCAAATACATCTTGTTTATTACCTCTGATTTTCTGATTGAGATAACCTTCAAATTTGTTGCCGAATAACGTTTCTGGTCTTAGGAATTTTTCGTATTCCGTACCTTTCCAATCTGTACACTTCTTGTCAATTACCGTATAAAAGTCTTTTACTGTATATCCTTCTTTTAATCTAGCTTTAATAAGAGATTGTGTTTTTAAGGTACTAGCCTTGTAACGTGAACCATTTCTTTGATTGAGATATGCGACTATTTCGTTGATTTCATTTTTGAAATCGACAATATATTCTTTCTCTTTCTCTATCTCTATATCTTTCTCTAACTCTATCTCTATCTCTGGTGGACATTTTGAGGACAAATGTCCCAACTCTGCTTTTTCGCTTTCAATCTTTGCTCTGTATTCTCGTTTTCGATCTGCTTCGGTAGATGATTTTCCGATGTAAGATTGAATGTTCATCATGTAAATAACTCCGTTGTCTAAAACCTCAATCAGACCTAACTGTTTAAAGATTTTTAACGCTTCTTTAACAACTCCAACTTGGTGTCTTGTGATTGTTGCTATCATTTCTTCGCTATAAGGAATGATATTATTGAATAGCAATTTGCCCTCTGATTTAACGCTTTTAAGATAGAGTTTTAAGAGAATGTTTGAATACAAATATCCATCTTGCATTGATTCCAGAAGAACCATTGTTTCATCTTCAAAGAAATTGTCTTTCAATCTCATGTAGTAGTATTTCTTGTTATCTGCCATTCAATCACTCCGTTTCTTCCTCAAATTCTTTAATCACACCTTTTTTGATAAACCATTCTAGTTTTTCATCTATAACACATGGTGTAATGTGATACTTCTCTACAAATTTTTGACTTCCCATGTTGTGTGCTTCTATATGATGGTTACGGCATAAAGGAATAGCGTGTAGTCCGATGTGAGATACCTTATCTCTGAAACCACGTCTATTAATATTCTCGTGGTGGTGTATGTCCGCTTTTTGACCACACACAACGCATATTCTTTTAAGGCATAAGATGTAGCATTGTTTCTCTGTCCACGTGTAACCATATTCAGCAACCGCCTTGCCGGATATTGGTATTTCGTTGGCGATCATGTAGTTGATGATGTACTGTATCAATCCATTAGCTTCTGCCATGCTATATGCCTTTAATGTTCCGATTGATAGATTGTTCGCATCTTCATACTGCATCATCATTTCAAGTCGTACCTGTTCTTTGTAATCGCCTGTGTATTCCGATATGTCTTTACATAGTCCGAAAATAAATTTACGTTGGGGAGCAGACATGAAACGTCTATCAATCAGCTTCACGTCTACATCTAGTACCCCTCCGTTTTCTAGGTAGAGTTCATTAACTTTTCCTATGTCTATACCATCAACGATGTACTGTCCTTTATCCTTTATCAGTAATGCCATTTCGTTTCTCTATCACATCGACTAGAATATCAACGGTAAGAACAATCTCTCCGTACTTTGCCGTAATGTTTGAGAAGTCAAAGTCGCTTGTAGGAATTTTCTTATTATTGAATTCAATAAATCTTTCGTCCTTGCCAAAAATGACTTTGATCTTGTCGTCCTCTGCCTGTTCCTTTTGGTATGCCTTTAAATCAGATAGGAAGTCGTTGTTATTTTCTTCTGTTTCTAGTCCAAAGATTTCTTCATCTGGTGAAAACCATTTATCCAATGAAATGTTTGTAGCGTTACACAATGCAATAAGTGATACCCATGATGGATTGGCACTTCCTGTCAAAATGTTCTGCAAAGATTGAGTAGTTTTAAATCCCATCTTCTCTGCCATGTTCTTCATTTTGATTCCATTGGCTTGCATGTACTTTCGGATATTCAAAGTAAGAATGCGTTTCTGATCAATCATCTTTCTTCTCCTTATATGTCATTCTTACACTTGCCTTGACAGGTGTTTCCTTGGAGTATTTGTGATACAGACCGTCTTTAATCAATGCCTTGGTATCGACTACCGTTTTTGTATTTTCTTCGATATATGTTGCCTTGAAATAATCGTTTTCAATCGTCTTAATGTCGTACAATTCCATAGCATCAAGCATTTCACTTTTGATTTGTTTCTCTAGCTTTTCAGTTTCTTTCTTCATAGCGTTTACCTGTGCAATTTTCTGCATGGCTTCTTGCGCTATTGTTAATTGTCCGTTTTCGTATTTTACTAACTGCATTTTTTTCTTCTCCTATTTAATTTCGATGTACTTTTCTGTTGCTAAATCATGCTCTGTAACATTGGTTACAAAATCGTCCGTAAAGAAGATATATTTTTGTGCCGTTAGGTATTTTTCTTCTAGCCCTATCTTTTGCCTTCTGTATGACATACAACCTTCATCCCATTCGTATTCTCTTTTACACACTAGAATTTTCTGCGGTTGCGTTCCGTTTGCTATCATCTGCAACAGTTCTAAGTACGTGATCATTGTTCTTCTCCATTTTCCAGAATGTTTAACAACGCTTTCTTGACAATGTTTTTCTCGCCCTCGTACATCAACATAGGACATTCAACGTTATCGATTAGCTTTATCACTAGTCCGGCTAAATATTTTTCCTTATCTGTTAGTTCCATTACTTATTCCTTTCTGCATATAGTGGTAAATACGCTTCATTTAATAATGCTTGTGCTTCTTCTTCCGATAATTCATCCACGCTTGTTTTTTCTACTCCACACATTGATACAATCTGTGAATAATCAGATTCGCCTTTATGGAAACCAACACCCATACCGTTTAGCAATGACTGCGCTTTAATCACTCGCTGCATCGTCTTAGGTGTGAGCGGTGACTGGTTTGTCATGCCTTGTTTCGGTTCTGCTTTCTTCGGTGCTTTTACCTTTGGCATTTTCGGTGTGATTGTTGGCTCTGGAATGTTGCTACCTGTTTTCTTCTTTGGTTTTTCTTCTGGCTTGTTCTGATTTTCCATAGCGTTTGCTACTTCTTCGTAACTTGCTACTGATACGTCAATTCCAAATCCGGCTATACCTAAAGCACGTCCGATAGCTGATGTTTCACAATTTTCAATGTAGGATGTTTTATTGATAAATGATGATGATTCTTTTTCGTATGCCGTTCCAGTAGCTAATAGGTTTCCTTCGTCTCCGTATACATAGGCACGGAACACACACACTCCGTTTTGGTTGCTTACCATTTCGGTTAAGATCTGACTTGTTGGATAGACCATGCGGAACGCTTTAATGCGTTGATTGACTTCTGCGTAGTCTTTTCTTGAGATATTACCTGTCTTATTGTCCTTTCGCTCAATTGCCGTTGTTACAATTGATTCATTGGCTTTTTTAATATCCTCAAAAGTTATTCGTTTTTCTGTATTATTTTTCATTTCTTGTTTTGGCATTTTCTCTTTCCTTTGCTATAATTGTTTTGTCGGTATACAAATGCACTTGGAGTATATATCGACTTGTTTTCTCATAAATCTAATCTAGGTGTAGAAGGGCTGACTTGGTTCAGCCTTTTTACGTATTCAGATAGTTTCAATTTTTCAATCACATCATCTGTGATATATTTCCCTCTTGCGATTCGTTCACAATTTCTAAGCAATTTATCTGCTACATCACGTGAGATACCGCAAGTCTTTAGAATTGCTACAACATTTCCTCTTGTGATATACGGCATTGATAATGCCTTTTTTATTTCCTCGTTTGTCATAGCGTTTCTACAAAAGCAGTAAGTAGAATACATACGGTTAAGAATGCGATTGTGATAAGTCCGGCACTAAAGTCTGTTTTATCTCTAATCTGTTTTCTCGCCTTTCGTTCCAAACGTTCTGCATTCTGATTCACGATTTGAAATAATTCTGTGTTCATGCGCTTTCCTTTCTAACCATCTACCCTCTATCCAGTACAGACCACTTATGAAGTAGTAAATTTGCTAGGTTTAATTGCAATCCGTAAACTTTAGAAAGGAGGTTCAAAACATATGACTTTAGGGGAAACTAAAACAAAGTTCGTGTTTATAGTGTTCTGTACTAGATACGGAGTAGATGGATTTTGTCGTTATAAACGACATTAACTTGTAAAAAAATTAGGCATCAATCTGCCGTAACTGGTCAATGTTCGCCAAGTCACCGATTTTGATAACCTCTGCAAACGTTAAACGTCTGCCAGTGCCGTTTTCAATTTCAGAATAGACACGTTCGGTAATGCCCAGATATTCAGCCATTTCTTTAACTGTCATTCCTAAGTTGATACGGATCGCTTTCACTTTCCATTTTTCCATTTGTTCACCACCTTTCTTTTGTCGTTTATAACGACACCTCACATCTACAATTATACATGATAATATGTCGTTGTCAACGTATATTTAGTTTTTTTTATCGTTTTTAACGTACCTTTTTACATTTTATGATATTATGAAATCAAAGGAGGTATTCTTATGAAAACCAAACAAGACAAGACAAGTTTTCTAACCAGACAAGGTAATCTTTTGAAAGAAGAACGTGTGAGAAGCGGTCACACACTTCAACAAGCTACCGATTATGTAGGTAAATCAAGAACATGGTTATCCGATATAGAAGCCGGACGGAATGATATATTCTTTGTTGATGTTACTAAACTAGCTGATTTATACGGTGCTGATGTAAATGAATGGGCTAGACGTTTAAAAGAATAATCACTCCATCCACACATAATATTATTTTTATTTGTTTCAAAATGTATGTCACAAATTAAATTATTCTATTAAAAAAAGGAGTGAACACACATGACAATCATTAGCAAAGAGTTCCAGAAGAAAACGAAAAACGGTAGCAGAAAGATTACAAGATATAGATATGCCGTTACCTATAAAGATGTATATGGAAAAAGCAAAAGATATTATTCTAAGTGGTATGATCGGAAGTCAGACTGCGTGAAAGCAGAAGCCGAATATAGAAATAAACCAACACCGAATAAATCACATATCAAATTTATTGACGTTGCAGAAGCATTTCTAAAGGCAAAGAAAGATACAATATCATTTGATACATACCATAAATATGATAGATATATCCATGATGAATTTACGCAATTTCTGAACATGAATATAGAAGATATTACACCTATATTATTAAGAGAATATTTTGATAATTTGGATGGTGCAGCGACCACTAAGAATAATCGGCATAGTGCCATGAAAGGAATATTTGAATTTGCTTTTACATTTTACGGATTAGAAAAAAATCCGATGGAACGTATATCCTGTTTTAAAGTGCAAAATAACGTCAAAAAGCAAGATATGAACATTTATACTCCGAAAGAGTTTACGGCTCTATATGATGCAATAAGCCCTAAATACGAGGACATTAAGGTTCTTCTATGGTTTCTTTATTGGACAGGAATGCGAAAAAACGAAGCTATGTCATTAACGTGGCATGATATAGATGGAAACATAGTTCATGTTCATAGACAATGGACAAACGGTGTATGGAGTGAATTAAAGACAAGTCAATCAAAACGTGATGTTGTGATTGATTCTAAGACGTTGGAGTTGATTTCATCATTACACGAAAAGCAAAAGGAAAATAAATACTATAAAGATGATTGGTTTGTATTCGGCGGTGCTTTTCAAATTTCTACTGGTAAATTGGCAAGAGTTAAGAATAAGGCTTGCAAGGTTGCCGGACTAAAACAAATCAGAATACATGACCTAAGACATTCTCATGTATCGTATCTAATCTCAAAGAACGTGAATATCTATCTGATTTCAAGACGTGTTGGACATTCTTCCATAGTTATGACAATGGATATATACGGGCATTTAATGCCATCAAGTCAAGATGAGATTATCAAGGCAATAGAAAAAGAAAACCGAAAAACACGTTTTAAAAAATGATGTATAATTTATTTATCGCAAGTCGGACATTCACATCTCCTACGATATAAATTGCGAATGTATGCCATCCGATTTCGATACAACACACATGGAGTATACTGTCGCACTTTGGAAAAAAGAAAATTCTTTGTGTAATCACTTCTCACAAAGCGGATCAAGGAATACGATGATGCTTTACTAAACCCTGTTTCAATGGTGCGAAACGAATTTACTAGTGGTTCGTTGTCAGTATAGGCTACTAGCGAGGTTTGGAGCGAAGTAGTGCCGGCAATAAAAAAGGGAATGGAGAATAGCTAACTCCATTCTTTTTTTTGTGCTTTTGTTGCAAAATTGTTGCACAATATCTTTAGAGTGCTTTATATAAAGGATTTTTTAGTATATGTCTGGATAATCATAATCTCTATTCTTTACTTTACCATACTTGAGAACCCTTATATAAAGGTTTTTTTACTTTATAAATAGGTGTAAAACTACTGAATACTTGAAATTTTGTTGCATAAATTGTTGCATAAAAAAAAGTGAGGGAACAATTAAGTTCCCTCGTTGACCAGAAAGCCTTGCCAAATATATCCTTTAATATAATAGCATAGATTTTTAAATGGTGTATTTTACTTTCCTATTCTAACCAAATACGAATAGCTTCTACGGCAACTTTTAGACCTGTCGTGCCTGTTGTGTTGTCAGCTTCGACTGCTCCTGTCCATCCGTAAGATGCTAGATGTACTTGGTATTTTAATTTCTTGCCTGTCGTATTTTTGACAATATCAAATTCAATAGCTTCGATCGCTAGTTTCTGTCCTGTTGTTCCTAAAAGTGTATTAGGCTGAATATCTTTGTAATGCACCCATCCTCTATTAGCGATATGCACTTTTGCATCTAATTTTAATTCACCTTTTACCTTTGTTGTATCAACATATAAGCCTTCAAGTCGTTTTGCTTTTCCGACACTACCGCACATCATTCCGTCATGCACATAGTCCATCCATCCAATATCTTGCGAATGACCACGGTAGCGCAAACCATAGTTATTTTTTGCATCGTCTTTCGGTTCAAATGCTTTCGGACGGAAAATACCGATAACACCGGCAACGGAAATTGTAGTGATATTGACATAAGGATAAGGCTGATTCTGTCCGAGAAAAAAGTATCTGCCATTTTCGATTCTGTCTAAAATGGCGATATGACTATACGGACAATCTGGAGAACCAAAATCCCAGATGAAAATATCGCCTTGTCTTGCGTTTGCTAAAGATACTTCAATAGTCCAATTTAAAAGACCGTTAGTCTTTTTCATCTTTGCGTAATCACAAACATATCCTGTCTGTGTTGCGTAAAGCACTTTACCACCGATGTACACAATATAGGTATTTCCAAAGTCAGCACATTGGAAAGGTTGTTCCTTTGGAAAATTGTCAATGTCAACCGATTTTCCTAAGTATGCACCTTTAAATTCTTTATATGATCCCATTACAATTCCTCGACTTTCTTTTCAACGTTAGATAGCCTTAACTCGTGTTCCATCTGCTTTTCTTTGATTTGGTCAATTTTTGTTTCAAGCGTTCTAATATCTAATCTTGTTTCACGTGTTGTCTGACAGAGTTCATCTAGCTTTAAATTAGCCTTAATGATTCCCTCCGCTTCTGCTTTGGTATTCTTTTTTGATGATGTAACAATATTGTAGATAGTTCCTACAACGGCAACTACGGCAAATAAAAAAGCCAAACTAACTTGGTTTTCTCCGTTAATCATCATTTACCTCTGGAAGTCCGGCAACACTAGTACAGTAACTCATCAATCCACTTAACAATGATGCGCTTACTACCATCTGCCAGTTGACTTCGCCAATCATTGTACTTGCGCCTACTACACCAATGACAGTTTGTGCCATTGTTTTAATGGCACGTACTGTCGCAGCTTCAAACCATTTCTTAGTAAAAACATTTTTCATATTATTCACCTTCTTTAGCTTCTTCAGATGGTTCTTCTGTTTTGAAGCGCACATTGCTGTGCGCATTCACTTACTTAAAGCGTCCTTTTAATATGACATGTCTGTCCCGATGTACTGGATAAAGCGGAAATCGGCAGGCTTCTCTCTCATGATATATCCAATATAACTGATTAAATCTTTTGCCATTCGCCAATATCCATATGCCGTTAAATGCCCTGCTGTGTACTCAGAATTTTTATAAGTATGTCCATACCTTGTTAAATCGCAACAATATACGTTTTCCTGTTCTGCAAACGATTTAATCATAGTATTAATTGTGTCGTAGGTTGTAATACCGTCAATCGCATAAGCAGGAATGATAGTACATACAAATATTTTAATTCCGGTATTCGCTGTTTTAAGTGCATTAATAATATTCTGATATGCTGTCCGAGTATCTTCTGTAGGCACACTATATGAAACGTCATTAACGCCAAGGTGGATAATAGCAAAGTCATACCCAGAAAAATCTATAGCAGTATCACCGCCAGTTCCGTAATGCTCCCACCATTGAACAGTTGTTCTTCCACTATGACCCTCATTGGTCATCGGTATATTTGTCATTTTTTCGAATTGTGCAGGATAACTATACACATTGCCATCTGCCCACGGATTAGTACCGCTTGAATAGTTAAATCCACCACCTGTTAGACTATCGCCAATACACAGTCCTTTTCGAAAAGCACACGCATCAAGTCCTTCATAGTCGCATGGATTTGTTGGATATTCTTTATATGCTCTTAATGTGTCCGTGTTTGCATAAATGATTTCACCTGTCGGTATAGTCGGTGTATAGTTACCCCATGCCGTTGGTGCATCTGTATCTTCAAATGACACTATCATATAGTATGCATTGCTCGGTACTTGGTGCGATATCAGATAGTTATTATCAGATACTACAGGTGTCTCTATATTTTTGCCGCCAATCCACGTTTTATTTGCATCGAAAAAACCGAAGTAACTAAATCTTGTGATTCCGTGGAAATACATAAATGTATTAGGCTCAACGGGGATATAATCAGAGCGTTGCCAACCGCTTGTGGTCGTGTTAAATGTGCCATCGTCCTTGAGATAACCTTTTACACTTGGAAAAAGGACATTAGTGTTTGTCGCAACCTGTCTGCGTTGCACAATTGCTGGGTTTTGGTCGATTTGCTCCTGTAAATTTTCAAGTTCTGCGTCTACAGCTACAAATTTGCTTGTCTTACTTTTCGGCTCATATTCGGTCGGGGCAGTTCCCATTTCAACCTGTATTTCTGTCGGAATGATGGACTGCCAATTTGCGCCACTTCTGTAAATTCTTAAGCGGATATATGCACAATTTGCAGGAGTTGTAAATGTGCCGTAACGTGTCACCGCATTCATCACAATATTCGATATATGGTCTATCCAGGCATACTCACTTGTGTACGCTTCAACATACATACTGCAATTAAGGTTTACTGCCTTCCAGCTAATCACCCAATCAGCGTTTGCTGTTACTGGGATATAATCTTTTTCTACGGCATTGCTCAAACCAGTGGTTTGCTCGACAAGATTGCCATTAGAAAAAGTGCCATTTACCCATTCCGTATTAAGGTCATAGACATTTTTGCTAACATCAAAGACCGCTTGTTCCAAATCGCTTGTTTGGCTCTTAACATCCCCAATCTGCCCTCTAACCGCATCACCTGCCGAGTTGTATGTTGTGCCATCTGCACCAGTACGAATATCCTCTACCTCATCACTCAATGCGGTGTAATCGCTAGGAATACTATCTTTAACAGCTTCACCTGTGGCTTCGATTTCGGCTTTTGCCTGTTCTTTTACGTCAGCGATATATTCATCGATTCCAAATGTGATGTTAGGATCAACTGGATATTCTGTTTCTTCTCCCTGTTCGATTGATTCAGCTACTTCAATATAAAAGATAGGTGATATTTCAAACTTTGTTGTTTCTCCATTTGATGTTGTTTCACCTAAAAGTTGGCATGAAAAAACACCGCTATAAAAGGTCATAGGTTGACCGATTATAAAGGTGTTGTTGGTTAATGGTACTGTATTGTGATAGCCTTCGGTTTCTGAATCTTGTACAAAAGTGTCGTTGTTCAAAACGATATACATATTTCCTGTGTAGTCAAGACCTACAAATTCAATGCTCTGTACACAATGTTCATATTGCTGAACACCTGTGATTCTTGATACTTTGGTTACATCAAATTTACGTACCGTTGGTTTTGGACAAAAAGGATTCGGCTTAATCTTAATCTTGAAATTAAAGCTAGTTACTGTCTGTGTAGCGTTGGCAATAACAAGTGTTGCGTTAGCTAGACCACTAACATTAATCGCTCTCGCTAAACTTGATGATGGTTCAATCGTAACCTTTGCCATATCGTTTCCTAAAGATTCGATTGTTCCTGTCACTGTCTGTGTTTCGCCTGTCGGCTTTACAACATTTAGTGTTGCCGTTAGGTTTGACAATTCACTCTCTAGTCCATCAATAGGTGATGCAATGTTGAAGATTAAACCTCTGCCAGTATCGCCTTGCATCATATCAATGGACGGAGTGTATATGTCTTTTTCGTAATTGATAGTTATATAGTTAAATACCTTTGCCATATTCTACCCCTCAAATTGTTTAAGTGTTACATCAGTAACACGGTTATTAATCGCATCGTATTTCATGCTTTCAAAATAAAAAGCCGTATCATCACCGATATAGAGAATGTCATTTAATTTGATATTCTTTGCTATGCTTTCATCTGCAAAGATGTAATCACTCTTGAATGATACTTCTCTTGTTGGATATTTACGACTTGCCTTGTTTAAATCGTCTTTCGCTTTCTGCCTTAATGCAGCGTATACCTGTTCTATGGTTGTGTATACATCATCTTTCATGTAGTCTGCACTTGGATTGTCGTCTAAGAATACCACCTCTGGATATTCGATTTCTTCAACACGATGTATTCTGTATTCATCCCACATATCAGATTTAACAATCTGTTGATTTGGTAATCTTCGGTTGTTATATCCGACTGGCATGATACCTGTTAATACATTTTCGATGGTCGTTTTTTCTACTAAGTCTATCTTTTCTTTAGTAGATTTAATCTTGTATGTTTTCGGTTTGATGTAGTCAGCATCGACAAGCAAAGAACCGAAATAACATGTCAAGTTATCGAACAATGCCGTTACATGGTCAAATTCTACTTCTTCAAAAGCCTTTACCATTGAATAGTCTTGAGTTCCAAAAAGTGCTTCAATCAGATTTGTTTTGCTTTCGCTTTCGTCCGCATTAAAGGCATATGGTTCTACAATTCCCCATCCGCTAACGGCGCTACCGACAAGTCCTAATGTGATTGCTCCACTAGATAAACCGTTAGGATGGTCTAAAGCTAAATCTGGTGCGTGTTTCGGTCGCAACTGATATTGGTTTTCGGTACTCGGATAATTTACTTTTCTGATTTCCCATAACTGATTATCTCCGTTATGCCATTCAGACTGCAAAACCAATGCTCCGGCAGAAGTACTAGCACCGTTAACGTCTAATACAAGACCACTCTTTTTATTGCGTATGATCCAATATGTTTTAAAATCAACAACATGTTTCTCAAAGATAAACTGTTGCGCTAACGTCTTATTTAACGGATGGTACTGTAACGCAACCGATGACATACTCTGATTCGGAACATCAATACAATAAAAGTTAGAATCACCGCTAGTACCGTTACATAACATATATGTTCCACCATCGACAATATCTCTTAATTCATGGTCTGTTGGATAATACATTCTATGTCGGCTTTCTCCCATAAGTCTATACCATTGTGACGGAGCGTTCTGGTTGTCAAAAAGGCTTACACGATTTAACCAACCTTTCCAATCAAAGAAGCTAGTTACATATGGATAACTATCTTTTGCAAGATAGTATGTTTCCTTTTGAGCATCAAAGAAGATATGGTTAGCATACAGTTTATAAGTGTGTGCGCTCCAGTTTTTCTGCACATAGATAGTACGGAAAAGCTGATTTTTCGCATAGTTCAAGTCAACCTTAATGACCGTTTCTTCTTTTGGTACAAAGCTAGTTTCGGACATAGGAAATTCCAATGTGCAATACCATATGCCGTTCCTTTGCATTTCGACTTCACAAGAGATAGGATTTTTGATTGCCACATCGCCATTGTGGTTTGTCATATAGTCAACGCTATACTTATTTATATATAGATTAATCATAGTTTTCTGTATCTCCTAAATACTTCAATGCTACATACATAGTCGGAAGTCATATTTAGAACACTACTACCATTCGGAATGATGAGGTTGTCAAAATCACCGACTGTATTTTCGGTATGTGTATCTGTTGTTCCGTCTTGGTAGTAATATCTCAATACTCTGTCCTCAACATCAATGTCAATATATAAAGGTGTCAGATTTACAAAAGGATTTTCTAGTTTAAACAAGGTATCGGCTACACCGTCTTTAACAATCTCAAAATCAGTAACGTTGCTTTCATAATACAATCGGATAATCGGTTTACTCGGCTCGTAAAAATTGTATGAATGTACATTAAAGAAGGCATGAGGTTCGTATGTTTCACCGTTTTCGTATTCCCTTAAATAACGGTAAGGATCA